GTTGTCATTGATGAGCAGTCTGGACTGGTGGTTGAATATTTGGAAGCACTTTGCGCCACAGATGCGTGGCATACAGGAGCAGGCTTTGTTGGCTCTCAGAAGGGCGCTAGCGCGTTTGAATACCACAAGACGCATGGCTTGACCACTAGGTTTTACCAGCCAGTTTAAACGGCAATGGAAGGCATCAAATTGATTGCGCTGAATGGCGCAAAGACTGTTGGCAAATCAACCATTGCAAATGCTTTGGCGGCACTAAGTGATGATGTAATAATTGTATCATTTGCAACACCAATCCGGGCAATGCTAGAAGCAATGGGCGTTGACCAGCACAATCTGAATGTTGCCAAAGAAGAACCAATTGAAGGCTTGGGCAAGTCTGCCCGGCAATTGCTTTGTTCGCTTGGGACTGAGTGGGGCAGGCAAATGGCAAATGAAGATGTTTGGCTTTGGGCAATGCAACAACAGATTCAGAAACTGATTGATGGAGCAGCCAACCCAGAAGATTTGGTTGTTGTCATTGATGATTGCAGGTTTGCCAATGAAGCTAAATGGGTGCGCAAAGTGGGCGGTGATATTGTGCGGCTAATCCGGGACGGCATTACATATTCTGGTGACCACAGCAGCGAACAACCACTGCCAGATGATTTGATTGATTGGGAATTTGATGCTGGTGGCGTTCAAAACTGCATCAAAAATATTGTTCAATTGATTATTATATAAATATTTACATTACAAATCTAAAGGTTTGGATGCCAATTACAGCAAATTGCTGTTTAATAATAATAATCAAAAAAGGATAAAATGAATGAATCAATAAAAGACATGAAAGCTGATGCCGAGATTAAGGTTGAAGCCATTCTTGAGGACTTGGAAAAGCGGGGGATTAAAGTTTACCGCTTGCAGGTTTTCCCAAGACACAAGCAATCGCCACAAGTTTCTATCGTGGTTGATGAGAAAGGAACAAGATGAGCCAATTAACTGCTTATTCTAAAATCAATGATTCCGAAGGTTTGGAATTAATTGGGAACGCCATTTGCCGCTCCGGGATGTTTGGTTGCGAATCAAAAGAGGCTGGGATTGTTTTTGCCTTACAGTGTATGGTTGAAAATAAACCGCCATTGGAGATGGCTAAGAATTATCATTTGGTAAAAGGCAAACTAACCAAGCGCGCAGATGCGATGCTGGCAGATTTTCGCCGGGCAGGTGGTAAAGTTTTTTGGTCTGATTTAAAAAACGCGGAAATTCAATCTGCGGTTTTTGAATTTGAAAACCAAAACACTAATGCTTCATTTTCAATGGAAGATGCCCGCAAGGCCGGATTAGTTCGCAAGGGATCGGCATGGGATAAAACACCTGCTGCAATGTTGCGGGCAAGATGCGTCTCAGAAACACTGAGAGCGATTGCGCCAGAAATTGTTCAAGGCGTTTATGTTCCGGAAGAAATTGATGTTGCAGATTCAACGACAATTGAAATTCCAAAAACAACAATCAATGAAGTTATTGAAGTTGCGGAAAATAAGAATCCAAAAAATGAAAGGCCATATCTTGAAAGTTTAATAAGGGATGCCGATATTGAACAAAAATCAAATGACTATTGGACTGTGAAGGGCAAAATTGATATCGATCTTGACCAAACATGGCGAGATTTGCCAGATGATCTTCAGCAAAGAATGGAAATGGATTTTCCATCTTTTCAAAAGGCAATTGGAAACATTAATTGGAAGGATGAGCATGAGTAATTTAATCTTGAAGCCAAAGGTTGGTGAAATGGAAATCTCAATTATTCCGGAGGCTTATGACGTTAAGACATCTTTGCTCAATAATTCAAAAACAATGTTAACAGTGACTGACGGATTTGAAGCAACGATGGTTGCAGCAAGTCAAAGATCATTGCGGCATTTAATTAGTGAAATTGAAGAATCAAGAAAGGCGGCAAAAGCTCCAATTCTTAAATTCGGAAAAACGATTGATGCAATTGCCAAAGAGTTTATTGCAGAAGTAAAAGAAGAAGAAACCCGGATTGCAAAAATACTTGGAGCGTTTCAAATAGTTGAACGTGATAAGAAAATTGCTGCCGATAAAATAACAAGAATTGAGGAATGCAAAATATTAAGTGAGGCCGCTCAAGCTGCATTTAATAATTCAGATTCAATTGCTAAGATTGATGAAGATGCGCAAACTAAGATTTTGCGATTAAGACAAGAGGCCGAATCAAAGCATGATGCGGTCAAAGGTTTAAAGGTTCGCAAAGCAATAAAGTTCAAGATCGAAAGTGAGGCCGAGTTAATGGCAGCGCGGCCGGATCTTTTTAAAGCGGATGATTCAAAAATCCGGGAAGCACTAAAACACACCATAACAATACCCGGCATTAAAGTCTGGGAAGAAATCAAAGCATACTAAAAAAATCATGGCAAAATATATCGCAACAGACGCAGACGCAAACTCAACAGGCAACAGTTACATTACTGAGGCTGGTCAATATGAGTTTAAAACTTCAAATGTATCTCATAAAGTCAACCATCGGGACGGCACAGACTTATTTGAATGTACATTTTCAACAAAGGATGGGGCATCGATGCGCAAGACATTCTTTTGGGGAGACTTGGCATTGCCAACTTCTGAATATAAGGCGCGGGCATTAATCTTTATGTTCCTCAAATCATGCGGTGTTCAAATCTTCCGTGATCAATTGGATTCGGAAGATGCGGAAGCATTCTTTGATTTGGTAAAAGACAAAAAGTTTGTCGCTCAAGTTGATATGACTCCAGACCGAAATGATCCAACAAAGCGTTGGCCAGAGATCGGGTTCACTGGATTCATTTATGACAAAAGCCATATCTTATTTAAAGAAGGGGCAAGCGATTCAAAGCAATCGGAAGAAATAGAATCACCTTGGTGAAATGGAACAAAGAGAATATCAGCAGCAGGCAATTTCTTTTCTAAGTAAAAGCAAGCGGGGTATTCTTCAAGCACCAGCCGGAGCAGGTAAAACGCACATTGCGGCATCTGCTCTGGCTTTTTGTTTGTCTAAACGTCAAGGAATTGCTCAGATTGAAATCATGGTTAATACCTTGGAGCAAGTTGAGCAAATGCAAACAGCTTGTGACCGCTTACCGATAATAAAAGAAAAGGCGCATCTGCAAATCTATTGCGCGGCAGGTGCGCCAATGGGAACATTCCCAGACTTATTAATTGTGGATGAATGCCACAGGGCGGCAGCTAATAGCTGGGCTGATAAGATTAAGCAAGCAAAGTCTGCCCGGTGGGGATTGTCAGCAACTCCATTTAATGGAGACTCAGACCGGGACGGGATGATTGCTTATTTGTTCTCAGATTCGGTTCATACAATCGAGCGCGGCCAATTGGTTGAGGATGGGCATCTTGCTAAAGCCAAAGTGATTTGGCATAAAATTAAAAGCGATGGAATCCGGGAGGCAATTAATTCTGAATCTGATGAATTAATAAATAAGCGAATTAAGAAAATGCCTTGGATGTTTAGAACTGATGAGGGCAAAAGAAAGCAAGAGAATCAATGCCGATGGCAAGCAGCGCAAAGGATTGGAATTTGGGAAAACGTTCAAAGGGATTTTAAAATCACAATGCTTGCAAATGATTTAATTGCCTCCGGACAACATACAATTGTTTTAATTGGATCAATTGAACATGGGCAAAGACTTCTCAAAATGATTCCGGGATCTGAAATGGTTTATTCTAAGATAGGAAAAGCCCGGCGGGCTGATACAATTAAAAGATTCCGGGACGGGGAGTTGCTTTGCATGATTGGGACATCCGCAATTGAAGAAGGATTTGATGCGCCGATTGCTGGCTCAATAATAATGGCAGGATGCGGGAAGTCTAAGCGCAAGGCAATTCAGTCAACCGGGCGTGTGCTAAGGCCATTTGACGGCAAAGAATGCGGAATCATTCATGACTTCCGGGATGGCTTCCATTCGATGCTAAGCCGACAAAGCGAACAAAGGAAAGCAATATATAAATCTTTAAAATATTCTCAGATTGTATTGACATAAGGGTTTGCCTCATAGATATTCCTTCTATCGGAGGCACTAAGCGTTCCGAATAACAATCAATAATAAATAAAATGAAAAACGAAACATCCTTCTCAAGACTTCCGGGCAACGTAATTAATAACGAGCTTTATACAGTTCAAAAAAATCTAAGTGATTTTTTCGTCCGCCAGCGCAACGGCAATGACGTCAATTTAAAAGACCTAAACAAAATCATTAAAGACTTACAGGACATAAAAAAAGAAGTTAAAGAATTTAACGAATCCGATGAAGTTTCAGTTAGATATTCATACAAAGCATAATTAACTCTCACGGGGCGCAGCATCCTACACCGAATTAACAATCAATAATAATCAATAATAATAAAATGGAAAATAATAACGAAAATAAATATCAAGTAATTCAACAAATTCTAGTATTAGAATCAAAAATTGAAAACAAACTCAGAATCCTTCGGGCATTAGATGAAGATGAATGGGATTCCGGAGCTTACGATTTACACGATCAACTTTCTCAAATCGAGTCCACATTTTCTAAGCTTCAGGATCAAACATTTCGCGCAAATAAAGTTATTCCAAGAACATAAAAACCTAACAATAATTTAATAATCAAAAATCATGATCGCAATAAATACAAAATACTTATCACCAACTAACACGCGTGGCGCACGAATTAAAGCAACCACTGGGGACTGGAGCGCAACTATTTCTTACAGTTACGAATTACATGATGTAGCTTTACACTTTGAAGCAGTAAAGGAATTAGTCATAAAGCATTCACTTGATTGGGACATTTCAAAGATGGTTTACGGCGGGACTAACTCCGGATATGTCTTTTGTTTTCCCGAATCAATCATCAAATTTTAATTAACTCCAACGGGGCGCAGCATCCTACACTGCATCACAATAAAAATAATAATAATAATATGAATAAAACAAACCTAGAAAAAGTAACTGATGCAATGGAGTTTGGTTCTCCGCTCAACCAAGTGCTAATAATGTCTGCACTCGACAAGTATTGCGAGCAAGTGCTGGCAATTGAGTCCAAGCCAGACAGTTGGACAAACGGAATGATTAGCTGGGAAGCTTGGCAGGAGTCAGCCAGAGACGTGCAAGAAAAGATCAAGTAAACTAACAACTCTCACGGGGCGCAGCATCCTACACTGCATCACATTAAAAATAATAATATGAATACAATATCAATAATCACATTACTTCTTGCCATGATTCAAGTTGAGTCATCTGGCAATGACAACGCCATTGGCGATAACGGCAAAGCATATGGATGCCTCCAGCTCCATGCAGCATACGTTCAAGATGCGGCCGAATACGCTGGAAAAGATTGGGTGCATGAAGATGCATTTGACCGGGCAACCGCCATTGAAATAACTAAAGCTTACATGGCTCGATATGCTATTGAGAAGCGATTAGGACACAAGGCAACGGCAGAGGACATTGCAAGAATCCACAACGGCGGTTTAAACGGCTTCAAGAAGCAAGCAACCGAAAAATATTGGGTTAAAGTAAAAGCAGAACTGGAAAGGATGGGCGCAATATGATTGAAACACAAACACAGGGCATTTCTGCATTTATCAAATGGGCAGAACAGCGCATTGCTGAAGAAGTTGAAGCCAATGAAGCTTTTGAAAGGCGCACAGGCAAATGTGTTGCGTTGGAAGAATCAACGCATTTGCCGCACAGTCTAACAGATCAACAGAAGCGCGGCATGATTGATGCGGTTGATGATTTGCGCAGATTAGGTGTTGCGGCCAAAAAGGCATGCAACGAAGTTGGTCTGCATTTTTCAACTTACTTTCAATGGCGCAAAAAGTTTGGCATGGGAAGGCTTGATGATGAGTGAAGAAGAACCAGAAGAATGTTCAGCCTGCGATGGCTTTGGCGAATTACCCGGCAACCCAAACACAAATGACTTTCCAACCTGCTCTGCCTGCAATGGCACTGGCATTGTTTTGGATGATTAACAACTAACAATTTACAAACTATGAAAACACCAAGAACAGATATTGAAGCCTTTGATTACAGGCCAAGCCAATTTGGTGGCAACAGCTTCCGGCATACTAAATACGGCATATTGGTTGAAGCTGAATTTGCCAGAAAGCTTGAAAAAGAATTGAATGAAGCCAATGACCGCATCCAAGAATTGGAAGCATACATGGCACTTGCCAAATCTGGCTTGCGTCAATTAGCTGACAAAATGAAAGGCAGGGTTTGAAATATTACATTGGAATTGATTGCGGTCTGGATGGCGGCATCACAATGATCAATTGGAAAGGCAAGCTGATG